TTTGTGTAACATGTGGGAAGAAATGCGGCAAACGTGCTTGCCGTAATTGTAAACCTAAACCAGAAAAAACAGAAGATGAAAAGATACATGAGGAATTAACACAAGAATAATGCCAATCGTACCATACGGTTATTCAAAATGGACATTCTGGTTAAGGCATTTTGAAATCCAAGTAAACAAGCCTGGTGTTAGATATGTGAACAAGTTCGATGTAACTATGGAAGAATGGCAAAATCTATTTGAAAAGAAGTGTTGGTGTGGTAAATCTAAACATGAATTTGATAGGTTTCAAATAAGATACTGTACACCAAAACATGCTTCAATATGGACACAAAAAACACTAGATTGGAATTCATTTAGATACAAAATAATTAAACGTGATAATTTCCACTGTACCGAATGCGGTATATCATTGCGAACTTATCGTAGTGAATATTCTTATGAAGAAATAGACTATGAAGTGGATCACATACAGGCAATAATTCTTGGTGGCATGTGTTTTGATGAATCCAATGTTAGAACACTTTGTGGCCCATGTCATAAAGTTAAAACAAAATCAGATATGGGAATACTGGCTTCCTGGCGTAGAATCTCAAATTATGATATTGGTCCAATTATCCCTGATCCGCAACTTACTTTAGATAATATCATGGAATTAGATTATGCCTTTAGTTAGACAAATAGCCACCATCTTAATGTTCAATCGTTTGTATTGTAAGAAGTGTAAGTATTACCCATATTATGATGGCATCAATAAAATAATCTGCAAAGGATGCGGTCAACAATTCGTAGTAATGAAATTTAACGTGCCAGGTTTATCTATTGGAACCATTAGAGTATGGACCAATGAATCTAACTAACCTTAGCTTCTTTAGATGCTAGGGTTATCTTAATAAATTCAAATTCAACCTTTATTAGAATCTCTTTTTATTCAGAATCATTGACAATTTTAACTGAACGTAAAAAAGGTTCAAATTCAGATTCTGGTGCTTTAAGTGATGCAGCACTTCAAACTGGTGCTATTCCAGTTAATTCAGATGCCTATGCAGTTACTCCCGATTCAACCGTACTAGATAGAGTCTATGATGTTAAAGGATTAGCAAATATGCATGTTGAAATTGAAAATACAAATGTAACAAATGGCCTTGTGTACAAAATTGAAAAAGCAAGAAAAGAATTTACCGAAGTTTCAGAATTAGTTGATGCAGATTTTGATCAGGATATTTTAGGCAATACAATTGTACCAATCGTGGTAGCTGCAACTGGAACTGTTACACTTGTAAGTGTCTCATCTGGTGATACCGTGACAATAAACGGACTTGTTTACACAGCTGTTGCTGGTGCAAAATCAGACAATACAGAATTTTCAGTGGATGGATCAGATACAGTAGATGCTGCTGATTTAGTTGATTCAATTACAAATGATACCAGAATTGGTTTTCTAAAAAATGTAACTGCAACAAATACTGCTGGTGTTGTTACTCTTACATCTACAGCAATAGGAGCTGCTGGAAACCTAGTTACTTTAGTTTCATCTAATGGAACTAGATTAGCTGTTTCAGGTTCAATATTTTCAGGTGGAATTGATAATTTTGATATTAGAGATATTGAGAATATTTCACCAGAAAGTACAGCAATCAGAATAAGAGTAAAACGACAAACAGCTGGACAAAATGCAACCCTCGCAGGATTTGTTAGCGTAAATTAGATTGACTAAATTAAAACCAAAAGGCACTAGACTAAAAAATCCAAAAAAAAGAAAATTCAACTGATAAAAGGCTATCGTAGCTAAACATAGTATTGGTTTTAAGAAAATTAACCAATAAAGGATTTCATGGGTGGAACTAAACTTAGAAATGGAGCAACATTTATCTCTGCTCTAGATACAACAACACAAACATTTTCTTCAATTGATACGCCACAGCCAATAACCGTCGATACCGTAATTGCCAGTAATAAAATTAATTTAATTGGAAATAGTGATTTTGAAATTACAGAAGATGGTGAATACAAACTAGTAATGTTTCCAATTTTATCAAAAAGCAGTTCTGGGATTATGTCTCATTTCTTGTGGTTACAATTAGATAATGGGGCTGGGTTTGTAGATATAGCAGATTCTAATAGTGAAACTACATTATCGTCAGGTGATACAGGCGAAAGCAAAACTATTACATTTGTAGCCTTATTGGAATTTAAAAAGGGTGACAAAATTAGATTCATGAATAGTGTAACCGATACTAATCTTGACATCGAGACAAAAACACCTTCGGCTGGTCAAGGTCCAAGAATCCCATCAATCATTATGTCTATAGACAAAATTAATTAATGTAAACTGATAAACAACAAAAACTAAAAAAGAAGATAATTTTATTACTATTATTGAAACCTACTTTTTCATACCAGGATAAATTACACATTAAGGCCACTGAATTAATCAAAAATCCTCGTATTGTAACACAGGAATTTACACAAAGAAAGCAGGCACCAATTAGAATTGGTGGTATGGACCTGGCAAAACGTGTTGATCATTCTGCATTTATTATACTAAAACTAGAAGATGGGATTCTAAAACAAGAAGCACATTACATTTGGCCACACGTAAAATATGGTCAAGTTGCAGGCGATGTACTCAAATTTCAAAACCAATTACCAATGGAAAAAATAGGCTTTGATAGAAATAGTGTAGGTGATTTTGCAGTTGAGTTATTTGATAAAACAGCATTACCAATGGAAGGAATAGTTACTACTATGAAATCCAAATTAGATATGATTAATGTACTCAAAATATTATTCCATCAAGGCTTGTTAAAAATAGACAAACATTCAGAACTAGTAACACAGATTTCAGAGCAAGAACAAATTATTACAGATGCTGGAAATACCACCTTTAAGCACATTCCAGGCAGACATGACGATCTTTTTTGGGCATTATGTTATGCATGTTACGTTGCACTAGAATATGTTGTAAACATGATTGATCCTATTATTAGATATACACCTAGCGATAAGGTCGAAAATACTATGGATGATTTAATAAGTTCTGTAATTGGTGAAGATGCAACCAGTTTTGGTATCTAAGAAAAGTTATTAGCATATTGATTTTAAGTGAATTAATTGGCAGCTAAGAAAAAACCAGTAAAACAGAAAAGCGCAAACATTCAACCAGTGAAAAAACGAGATTCACTAGCTGCGCCACTTGAAATGAAACCAAGCGTAGCTGTTGCAAAGGTTAAAAATAAAATTACAACAAAAGCATGGAAGCCTAATTCAGGTTTAGATCCAAGAAAAGGAAAAAAGAATGAACATGTTACTAAGATGCGTCCACTTGGTGGTCTTAATGTTGTTCAACCAGTAGATCCTTATCGAGCACCACAAAGAAATATGTTTAGATTAATTATGAAAATGGTCCCACAAATTAATAGGGCAAATAAATTAATTCAAAAATTAGTTGTTACAGAATTTACAACCACAGTAATGCCAAGATTAGATAAAGAAATTGAAGAAGAAAAACTTCAAAAATGGCGTGATACAAAAATGAGAATACCATATGCTATATCTAGAAAAAACACCAAATTACCACCAGGACTAAAACCAAAAATGACACCAATGGAAATTAAAGATTGGATTGATAGATTATTTTCAAAATTAGATCTTAAACAAGCAATTTACAATTCCTATTTGTTCAAACGAGAACAAGGGCGATGTGTTGTTGGTATGTTTCCAGAAACACGTGATGAACTAGGACAGTATAGAATTCCAGAGGCACTTAAAGTAATTCACCCTGAATATACATTACGTCCATTAATCAATACATCAACTGGTGGCCTTGAAGCTGTTGAAGTTATCAATCTAACAACTAATGGTGGTAAACTAGATGGCAGACGTATGATCTATTTAGTTAATCAAGATAACTTAGATTTATTTGCAAATTATTATGGTGTTTCAGAAATTGAACCACTCTTAGATATTGGTGAAGTATTGCTTACACTGTATGCACAGGATCTAAAACAAATTGCACTTCAT